CAAGTTCGAGCTTGTGAAATTCACCGACCGGCCGCCCGAAATGCCTGACGCCTCACCCGTTGACGAAGCCGATGTTTGGAAGGCGACGAGCGCGGCGGCATCCGCCTCCAGGCCCTCGGGCGCCACTCATGTTGCGCCGCCGGCGGCAAAGCCCGCTGCAGCTGATCCCGCCCATGAGACGGAGTTCTGATCATGGACACGGGACACAATGGCGGCGCGGCCGCTGACATGCTGATCGGCTTCATCGAGGAAGTCGAACGCCTCGAAGTCGAGAAGCAGGAAATTGCCCAGAAGATCAAGGCGGTCAAAGCCAGCGCGAAAGGCACGGGCTTTGACGGCAAGGTCTTTAACCAGATGCTCCGTGAACGGAAGTTGTCGTCAGCCGAGCGCGAGGAATTCCAGGCGCTTTGCGAAATGTATCGCGCGGCGCTTGGAATGCTGAACGGCACGCCGCTCGGCGAGGCCGCGCGCAAGCGATTGATGCCGAAGCCACCCTCGCCGCCTGCGGGCGGCGCGCCCGAGGGCGATACGGAACTCACGCCTGAATCCCCGGTGCCGGAGCCGGAAGCCAACCTAGATGAAGCCCGCGCCTCGGGCCGCGCCGCGGCAATGGAAGGCAAGCGCATCATCGACAACCCTTATACGGCGGGCGATCCGCGCAGGGCGGCATGGGACGAAGGCTGGTGTGCGGAGACCGGATCGGACGGCATGGAAATTCCCGCTGCCTGGCGCCGCGCCGACAAGAAAAAGAAGCGGCCGGATGGCGACGAGAAGCCGGAGGGTGATGGCAAGCCGGAAGGCGGTGAAGCATGAGCCGCCCGCCTTTCAGCCAGCGCCTTGCCGAAGACGACGTCAAGGGCGCGCTTTCCAAGTTCGCCGACGTGCTCATGCCAAGGGATGCCGAGGAGCCGATCCTTGCCCCCGCAGTTCGCGCGGCGCTGTTCGAGTGGCTCACTGAAATCCGGGCGGCCGATGAGCTCAAGGACGTAGGCATCAAGCCACGGCGCTCGGCGCTTCTCTTCGGCCCGCCGGGCTGCGGCAAGACCACATTCGCGCACCATTTCGCAGCGCGCCTGGGGCTTCCGCTCGCCTGTGTCCGTTCCGAAAGCCTGATTTCATCCTACCTCGGATCAACGGGCTCGAATATCGGCCAACTGTTCGATGCCATGGCGAAGACCGAGGGCAAGGTCGTCATCTTCTTCGATGAGGTTGACGCCCTGGGCGGCAAGCGCATGAACGACCAGGGCGCGTCGGTTGAACGCGCGAACTCGCTCAATGTGCTTCTGCGTAGGATCGAGCGGTTCAACGGAGTCGCCCTTGCCGCGACCAATCGCCAGGATCACCTCGATCCCGCACTGTGGCGGCGCTTCGATATGCAAATCTCGGTCGATCTTCCGACTACGGACGAGCGGTTCGCCATCATCAAGCGGTATCTTGCGCCCTTCGATCCGCCCGACGATGACACCGACCTGCTGGCCGATCTCACCGCCGGTGCATCGCCCGCGTTGCTGCGCGCGGTGATGGAGGGCGTCAAGCGCACGCTGGTGATCGGCCCGAAGGTCGGGCGCAAGATCGACAGCGCGCGCGAGGTGTTCCATCGCGTTGTCGCATCGGTCGCCCCGCCACCCGAATACACGCCGCCGCCACTGTGGGACGACGCAGGGCTTGATGAAATTGCCCGCCTCGCCTGGCCGATGCCACGGAAGGAGGGTGCGCAATGACCGCCGATCAAATCATCCGGCTCGGGATCGAAATGCGGACCGCGCAGAAGGCTTATTTCCGGGATCGGACGCGGACGGAGTTGCTTCGCTCGAAGGAGCTTGAACGCCGGTTCGATCAGGAAGCGCGAGCACACTTCGAAGTGAACGACTCGCTCTTTGCGGCCGGAGGCGGGAAGTCATGAAATCCGACATCATCGACATCACCGTCACCATTCGCGGCAGTTCGGATCGCGCCGTGCTGGTTGACTATGGCGAAAAGGAAACGGTGTGGCTTCCGCTTTCGCAAATCGAGCTCGCTCCAAATGCGGATGGCAGGACGCACACTGTTACGCTTCCGCAGTGGTTGGCGGAAGAAAGGGAGATGGTCTGATGTCCGATCATCCCGAAACCACGCTTTCACTCGCACTGCTTGAATTGCCGGGCGGCAAGCCAGATTGAAATGTCGAACGCCGTGTCCCCTATCCTTGCGCCCGATCCCGACGCGATGCGGCGGCAGCTCGAGCACCTGTTCCTGGATGACCTCGATGGCGCGCAGGGCGGACTAATTGAGCTGGCTTGGAATGATCCGAGGACCGGCGCGCTATCGGCGGCGCAGCTCTTCGGAACGGACGAGATTGAGGAGTTGATCGAACGCGCCACGGCGCTCAACGCGAATCCCGGCTGCAATCTCTATGTCGGCGGGGCGTTACGGAAACCCGAAACATCTAGGGCCAAGCGCGGTGCCGACGCCGATTTCCTCGCTGCGAGCGCCATTTGGGCCGATGTGGATGACAATGTTCTGCGGGCGGCGACGTTCGAATGCCAGCGCCGTAGCGTTCCACCCACCATGGGCGTCGTCACCGGCCGGCATCCACACACGCGGGGGCAGATGTGGTGGAGGCTCGCAACGCCATGCCGCGGCCATGAGCTCCTGCGGAACCTGTGCTCGAACATCGCCCAGGCCATTGGAGGCGATCCTTCGGTCATCAATCCTAGCCGGGTCTTGCGCCTCGGCGGATCGGTGGCGTGGCCGACGAAGGATGGCCGCGTCCTTGAAAGAACAGAGGTCCAGATTCCAGACGACGGGCGTCCCCGACAATATTACGTCGAGCACTTGTTGCGGGCTTTCGCGCCGAATGCGCCGCTGCTCGCGGCCCCTTCGCCAATGGCGACATCACATGCAAGCGGCACAAATCTTCCGCCTATTGCCCCCGCAAGTCTGGAGAAAACAGACACCCAATCGCCGCTGCCTGCCCGAAACGACAACGGCCTCGCCATCGGCACTCTCTCCATCGATCATGCTCTTGCCGCCATCCGCCGGGGCGAACGCTGGCATGATCACGTTGTCCGCCTCGTCGCCCATTGGACGGCGCGCGGCTGGTCCGATGCGGAGATATTGGCCACCGCCGAGGGGCTAACCCTTCCCAACTACAAGCCCGACATGACCCGGCGCGACCTCGCCCGCATGATCGAAGGCGCCCGCCGCAAATGGAACGTGCCGAACCCGGCGCATGCGCTGGACGATGGCGATCCGCCGGCGCCCTTGCGTTTCGACGCCTGCACCAAATTGGCAACAGCACTTCTCAAGAGGAGGGAATTCTTGCTTGGAAACATCGCAATTCGCGGGCATGTCACCGGACTCGTGGCGCCGCCCGGCGTGGGGAAGTCTTCCCTCGCAATCGCCGCGGCTGTGGCAGTCGCCACCGCCCGCGACGACATTATCGGCCTTGCCGTGCGTGAGCGCGCCAAGGCTTGGGTCTGGAATCAGGAAGACGACCGCGAAGAGATGTTGCGGCGGCTCGCCGCCGTGGTGCAGCACCATGGTATCGATTTCGGCGCCGAACTTGCGAACCGAATTGGGCTCAATTCTGGCCTCGAACACCCGCTCGTCATCGCGCGCAAGACAAGGGAGGGCCAGGTTGAACGGCTCCCCGACGCCGATCAGATCGCGGACATTCTTGTACGGGAAGGTGTCGGGCTGTTCTTCGTCGATCCCTTCGTCGAAACCCACCAGTGCGACGAGAACGACAACGTTCAGATCAACGCGGTTGGCGCGATCTGGCGCGAAATCGCCAAGCGGGCGAACTGCGCGATTGTCCTTGTCCATCACACGGCAAAGCCGCCATTCGCGGCCCCGGACGCATGGGTGGGACAGCAGACCGCCGCGCGCGGCGCTTCCTCCTTCGGCGGTGTCTGCCGCGTGGTCGTCACGCTTTCCAACATGTCGAAACGGGACGCGGACGAGCTCGGCCTGGACGACGGCGAGCGCCGGCGCTGGGCTCGCCTCGATGATGCGAAGGCGAACCTTTCCCTCGTTGGCGACGAGGCCAAATGGTTCCGGCGGGAATCCGTCACCATCGCCAACGGGGACGAAGTGGGCGTGTTGGCTCCGGGCGTGCCCAAGCCATCGGAAATTGGAGAGATCGACAAGGTGATAGAGGCAGCGGTTGTCGCTGAGATCGGGCGCGCCTGGCGGGCGGGTGAACCATACGGTGTGCGGCCACAGAGCAACCGTTACTGGGCAGAGGCGTTGCCTCAAGCGCTCGGGCAGCCCGCGCGCGTTGTCCGCAACATTGTCGAAGCCCTGCTCGCCCAGGGGGCCATCGAAAAGGCGATCTACGACACCCGAAACAAGACGAAAGGCCTCCGGGTCGTGCCGCTCGACGAGCGCCGCGCGCCGCCACCGGGGAAACCGCCAGGTCCAGAGGGAGACGCATGATGCTCCGCGCAATCTCCGCAACTCCGTGCAACGGTATCAATGGGTTGCCACACAAACTCCGCAACTCCGCGAATCTCCGCGAGAACCCCGCAAGATTGGTTCAAGACCGATGGAGAATCGGCGCGACTTCTGCGGAGTTTGCGGAGTTAGGCGTGCAAGCCATTGATTTCATTATGCGGCGGAGTTTCGCGGCGTTGCGGAGTTTAACTCCGTTGTCATTGAAATCATTGGATATGTTCGCGGCGGCGGAGTTCCCCCATACCCCCTGTGCGCATTTCCGCGCGCTTGAGGCGCGCGCCAAGCTCATGGGAGGCGCCCAATGACCAGCGCCGCCCTCGCATCCGCCGCCATCGATTGCCTCGATGAAGTGGCAACCGTCATGGAACGCAAATGGGGTGTCGGCCGATTGCCGAAGCTCGTCGCCCCGGAGCTCGCGGTGAAGTTCCATGCCCAGGCCGAAAAGCTTGATGCGGCGCTGTCGATGAAGATGCACGACGCCATCGTCGCCCATGCCGGTGGGATGGAACGCGCATGGAAGGCGCTCGACAAGGCCGCGTCCACGGCTGGCGCGCTGCCCATGTCCCCGGTGATCTGGCAAGCCATAATCCCGTCCACCGGCGAGGTCGTCGCCATCGTGCGCTCGGCCGATGAAGCCGCCGCCGTCAAGGCGGAACGCTGGGGCACGGTCTGGACGCTCGCCGAAGTCGCCCTGGCGCTCGATGCCTTCGGCGAAGATGTGCGGGCTGTGAAAAACCGTTTCCCAGGGGCGACCGTTACCGCGGTTCGCCCCGCCGGTACTCACAACCCGCCTGATCAACAGAAACAAGCGGCGGCGGCGAAGGACGCCATTTCGGAATCGGAAAGGGCGAAAGCCGCAATGAAGCCGAAACCGTCAGCGCCCGGTTTCTCGCCCGCCACGCCGCAGTCAAATCCCTTCGGCTTCGATTGGGCCAAGGGCGACGACGTTCCGTTTTGAAAGGAGATTGAATTCCATGATCGAAGCCCTTCCCAAAATCCCCGCGAAAATCCCTCCGAAACCCGAAATGCCATATGAGAATTCCGACGTGATCCTCGCCCTCGATCTCGGAACGCACACCGGTTGGGCATTGCGTCTCGTTTCGGGTGTGATTGTCTCAGGAACGAACCACTACAAGCCCGGACGCTTCGAAGGCGCTGGTATGACCTTCGTGCGGTTTGACAAGTGGCTTTCCGATATTTCTGGCGGATGCGGCGCTCCGCTCGCCGCCGTGGTGTTTGAGGAAGTCCGCGCCCATGCCGGAACGCTCGCTGCTCAGGTCTATGGCGGCTTCCTCGCCCATCTCACCGCCTGGTGCGAACGCAAGCAAGTTCCCTATCTCGGCGTCCCCGTCGCCACCATCAAGCGCCATGCGACGGGCAAGGGCAACGCCTCCAAGGACGAAGTGATCGCCGCGATGCGCAAACGCGGCTTTCAGCCCGGCGACGACAACGAGGCCGACGCGCTGGCGCTTCTCGATTGGGCAATCTCTCAACGGATTGGAGGAACGAAATGAGCAAGACCACCACGCGGCTTTCGCCCAAGGAGATCGAGGAACGCTTTGAGGACGCGGCCCACACCCTGCGCCGGCTACCTTCCTCACGTGTCCCCGGCTACATCAGCGTATGGCCTCCAATCGTGCGTTCTGCTGCGGAGGCCTATGGCTGGGAGCCAGCGTCAGCACCACGCTTGTCGCCATCACCGCATTCCATATCGCAAATGGAGGAAGCGTTCACGTGGCTCGCCTGGTTGAAAGAACCTGACGACGCGCGCATCGTCTGGCTTCGCGCCGAGGGCGTGCGCTGGAAGCCCATCTGCTGGCGCATCGGCATATCACGCACCGTCGCATGGCAACGCTGGGCAGCGGCGATGATCAACATCGCAAATCAGCACAATCGCGGCCTCATTCCGCAAGCCAGGAAGCAGGTTCGCAAAAGCATGTCCGCACTCGACCGCAAAGCGCGGCATTCAAGCGCGCTTGAATAGTCTTTGTACGGATGAAATCGGGCAATAAACCGCATGACATTCCGAACAATATCTGGCATGTTTCTTGGTATGATCGAAGGGTCGCGCGCCCACACCCCCCGGCCTTAGGTTCTTTCTGGGCCACAGCCTATGCGGGCGGGCGGGGCCCAATAAAAATCCAGCGGCAGACTGAAATTCTGGTTGCGCACCTTTGATTGCGCATTGCGCACCCTTGCTTGCGCACCGGCGTCAAACCACTCGGAGACATCGCTTGCAGATCGAAACGCGGCCCATCGACCGGCTGGTTCCCTATGTCCGGAATTCCCGGACCCATTCCGAGGATCAGATCGCGCAGATTGCCGCCTCCATTGCCGAGTTCGGCTTCGTCAACCCGGTGCTGATTGGCGCCGACGATATGATCGTCGCGGGTCATGGCCGCGTGCTGGCGGCAAAGCAGCTTGGCATGGCCGAGGTTCCGGTGATCGTCCTCGATCACCTGAGCGAGGCCCAGCGCCGGGCGCTGGTGATCGCCGACAACCGCATCGCCGAAAGCGCGGGCTGGGACGAGGCGATGCTCAAGGCCGAACTCGCGGCGCTCCGCGACGAGGAATTCGATCTCGACTTGCTCGGGTTCAGTGACGACGACCTCCTGCGCATGCTCGATTCCGTTGCCGTTCCGGGCATGGATGGGGGCGCGGACGCTGACGACTCCGGTATTCCTCCCGCTGGATCGCCAGCGCCCGAACCATCCGCCACTTTGGCGGATCGCTTCGGCATTCCGCCATTCTCGGTCCTCGATGCCCGCAAGGGCTGGTGGCAGGATCGCAAGCGGGCGTGGATCGATCTCGGCATTCGCTCCGAGCTGGGCCGCGGCGCAGCGCCAGGCGGAAGCCCGAGGCCGCTTGATCGCGGATATGCGAAAGCTTTTCACGATGGCGCAAAGCTTGGAAACGGTGGTCTGGCTGATCAAGTCGCCGCTGCCGCGACTGCCAGGCGCGCCGCAAAATCAACCGCCGCCCCCGGCGGTTCGCCGCTTCCGGCGGCCGACTATTCGAAATCCAAGGCGCGGGGCGATGGGCGCGGCAAGGCGATTGGCCCGTGAGCAAGCACCGCGCGAACGCAATGCCGTCCGGCGGCGGAGGTGGCGGATGGGCGGAGCATAACCGCAAGCAGGCTGAACGATTGGCGAGGCGCATGGCAGGTAATCTGACGTTCGTGAGGGGCGACCGGGAGCGTGATGATCTCGATCCCGTCTCTCAGACGATATTGGACACCGCATCCGGCACCTCGATCTTCGATCCGGTCATCTGCGAGATCGCCTATCGCTGGTTTTGCCCGCCGGGCGGCCTGGTACTCGATCCCTTCGCGGGCGGTTCGGTGCGCGGCATCGTCGCCTCACGGCTCGGGTGTGGCTATGTCGGCATCGAGCTGCGACCGGAACAGGTGGAAGCCAATGGCGCCCAACTTCATCTTGCGGGCGCACCCGCGCCGGAATGGCGGCAGGGCGATAGCCGGAACATCACGGCGCTGGCCGGCGATGTCGAGGCCGATCTTGTTTTCTCGTGCCCGCCCTACTGGAACCTCGAACGTTATTCCGACGATCCCGCCGACTTGTCGAACATGGGCAAGCAGGAATTCTTCGCCGCCCAGGCGGCAATCATCCGCGATAGCGTCGCGCGGCTGCGCGAGGATCGCTTCGCGGTCTGGGTGATTGGCGATGTGCGTGACGAGAGAGGTTTCTATGCAAACCTGCCGGGTCGCACCATTGAAGCATTCGAAGCCGCCGGCGCGCGGTTCTACAACGACGCCATTCTGGTGACAGCGGTCGGCTCGCTGCCGATCCGCGCCGGGCGCCAGTTCGAGGCCTCGCGCAAGCTCGGGCGGACGCACCAGAATGTGCTGGTTTTCGTTAAGGGCGACCCGAAGAAGGCCACGGAAGCCTGTGGCCAGGTGGAATTCGGTGAGGTCGATCTCGGAGACGGCGGGGCTGAATGATACAGCAGGTCCATGCGTCGTGATCCGCTGGCTTCTGGCATCCCTGTTGCCGTCGAGCATGACGGTGTTCTGGTGGTCCGGGATGATCTGTTCCCAGGCGGGACCAAGGCGCGCTTCATGCCCGCCTTGTTCGACGGTTGCGATGAAGCGGTCTACGCGAGTCCCGCCGAGGGCGGCGCACAAACGGCGCTGGCAACGGTCGCAAGATCGCTCGGCAAGCGCGCCACGATCTTCGTAGCCAAGCGCGCGCGGCCCCATGCCCGGACGCTGGAAGCCTCACGCCTCGGCGCCAAGGTGGTCGGCGTTGAGCCGGGCTATCTGTCGGTGGTCAAGGTTCGGGCGCGGGAATACTGCGAAAGAACCGGCGCGCGACTCGTGCCTTTCGGCGTTGATATGCCGGAAGCGATCGCGACGATCGCGGCAGCAGCGCGATCAACCGGGGTTGATCCGGACGAGGTGTGGTGCGCTGCCGGGTCGGGCGTTCTGTCACGGGCGCTCGCCAAGGCGTGGCCGAATGCACGGCGGCATGCCGTACAAGTCGGCCATGCGCTCACCAAGGACGAGGTAGTGGGTGCCACGATTCATGTCCATCCGCTACCGTTTGGGCGCGAAGGGCGGGTGCGCGCGCCGTTCCCGTCCGATCTGCATTACGACGTCAAGGCTTGGGAAATATGCAAAGCCCGGCGCGGGGCCGGGCTCGTGCTGTTCTGGAATGTTACGGGGCCTGCGCGGGCGTGAGGCCTTCAAGCCTCGTATGCCAGCCAGCCGGGACCGTTGCCCTCGGGGTCTTGGTCAACCCACACGTTGGACAGGCGCCCTGTGGAGTCCTTGATCTGCAAGCCCCAACTCTCGCCGTCAGACGACTCGACGGTGCCGACAATCATCCTGCCGACGAGCTTCTCGCTGGCTTGTTTTATCGCGAACTTCACGTTGCTGCCGGTCATTTCCGTGCCTCCAAGGCCATGAGGCAAAGTTCGCGATAGCGAGCCATCGCCTTTGGGCTCGATGAAACCGGATTGATGGCTACCGCCGTGAGGCCTTCGATATCGCCCGCATCGGCGAGCGCCACCAGTTTGGCGAGTTTGGACCGGAAGCGCTTATGCGTTTCGGCGCCGAAATCGGGCGGTTCGGGCAACTTGCCCGCTCGGGCAGCTGCCTCGATGGTTGCGCGCTTGCCAATTGAATTGGGTTCCGCCGATTTGGCTTCGGCGGGGGCCTTCTCGATTTCCGGCTTTGGTCCCGAAGGAGCGGGCTTCCTGCCTTGCTCCCACGTCCAAGACCCGTCCTCGGATTTGAAGGTGCGAAAGTCGATGCCTTCGATGGCATCGTCTCCAAGTTCGGCGCGGGCCGCGCGCTGGGCATTGAAACGCTTGTTATAAGTCTTCACGATACACACTCCTTCCGTGGTTGAATGCTGTTGCCGATGGGTGCCGCGCGGCCCTGCGCGTCGATAGCGTAAATCAGAGGCCTGCGGCTCGATGGGTTGGCGGCGGCGAGCCGCTCGGCCGCAACGCGGGCTTCCGTGAGTGTTGCCGCCGCGCCGGTGGCGAAGCGGCCAACGCCCAGGAACAGGGATATTTCGAAGCGCACCGCATTGCCGATGATTTCGGCGTCGCGGCAGTCGGTGGGATGGGGCTTGCGAGGCATTCTTGCTTCTCCGGTTGATGTCCGGAGCACTCAGGCGTGACCCGCGAAACAGAGCAACAGAACTCGCTCCGCTCACGGAGCATATCGGGAGCGGTCAGACAGCATGGGTCTTTCCCGGCGGGCATACGCGCGCCATCGGGGCGTAACGGAAAACGCCGTTCGCGCGGCGATTGCCGCCGGGCGCATTGCGCTTGAGCCTGACGGCACAATTGATCCGGTCAAAGCAGACAAAGACTGGGCCGCGAAGACTGACCCGGCGAAACAGCGTGGCGTTCATGCGGCCATCGAGCCGAAGGCAACGGTCGCTGCCACGCCCGTTCAAGACAAGCCGGTAACCCGAACGGCGCTTGATGCCGTTCAGAAGACGTTGCAGGACTCGGGTGCGAAAAAAGAAGGTGACGTGACCTTCCTCCGCGCCCGCACCGCGAACGAAGTCATCAAGGTGCAGGAGCGGGGCGTTCGCCTCGCAAAGATCAAGGGCGAACTGGTTGATCGCGCCCGCGCCGTTGCAACAATCTTCGGCCTCGCCCGGCGCGAGCGCGATGCCTGGGTGCAATGGCCGGCGCGTGTTTCCGCGCTGATGGCGGCCGAGTTGCACGTCGAACCGCACCAGATGGAAACGGTACTTGAAAAGTATGTCCGACGGCATCTCACCGAGCTCGCGGACGTCAAATTCGAACTCCGGTGAATCCTACGACGGCGAAGCCGACATTGTTCGCGCCTGGGCGCGGGGGCTTGCCCCTGATCCATCGCTGACGGTCTCGGAATGGGCCGACCGCTACCGCATGCTTTCGTCGCGGGCGTCCTCGGAAGCTGGCAAGTATCGCACCGACCGCACGCCCTACATGCGGGACATCATGGATGCGCTGTCGCCGTCGCATCCGGCGCGGCGGATTGTATTCATGTCGGGCGCACAGCTTGGCAAGACCGAAGCGGGGAACAACTGGATCGGCTACTGCATCCACCAGGCGCCAGGGCCATTTCTCGCGGTCCAGCCGACGACGGAACTCGCCAAGCGCCTGTCGCAGCAGCGCATTGAGCCGCTGATCGAGGAAAGCCCGGAGTTGCGGGACATCGTGATGCCTTCGCGCACGCGCGACTCCGGCAACACGGTGCTGGCCAAGAAATTCGCGGGCGGGCAGCTCGTCCTGACCGGCGCCAACAGCGCAGTGGGGCTTCGTTCCATGCCCGCGCGGTGGCTGTTTCTGGATGAGGTTGACGCCTATCCCGGCGATGTCGATGGCGAAGGCGATCCTCTCGCATTGGCGGAGGCCCGCACACGAACGTTTGGTCACCGCCGGAAGGTGTTCATGGTTTCGACGCCGACGATCAAGGGCCTGTCGCGCATCGAGCGCGAGTACGAGGCGAGCGACCAACGGCGGTATTTTGTTCCATGCCCCCACTGCGGGGCGAAGCAATGGCTGAAGTTCGAGCGCCTGCGCTGGGAGAAGGGGCAACCTCAAACCGCCCAATACGTGTGCGAGGAATGCGACCAATGCATCGCCGAGCACCACAAGACGGCGATGCTCGCGGCCGGGGAATGGCGGGCGACGGCGGAATGTTCGGACCCGCATGTTATCGGCTTTCATATTTCCGGTCTCTATTCGCCCGTGGGCTGGCTTGCCTGGGAGACTATCGCCCGTGAATGGGAGGCCGCTCAAGGCAACGACGCGGCCTTGAAGGCGGCAAAGAACACGCTGCTCGGCGAGACGTGGCAGGAACGCGGCGAAGCGCCCGACTGGCAACGGCTGTACGACAGGGTGAAGGATCACGATCTCAGGATCGTGCCGCATGGTGCGCTGGTGATCACCGCCGGCGCCGATGTGCAGCACGACCGCATTGAGGTCGATGTCTGGGCCTGGGGCCGCGGGCTTGAAAGTTGGCTTGCCGATCATGTGGTCCTTGAGGGGGACACGTCGCACGGTGGCGTGTGGGACAGGCTTACGGCACTGCTCTCCACCTCGTGGCTCCACGAGGGCGGCGCACCAATGCGGATTGCGCGCCTGGCAATTGACTCTGGCGATGGCCGTTCAACATCGCAGGTTTATGGCTGGGTCCGCAGGTTCGGTGCTGGCGTCGCGGTGGCGATCAAGGGCATGGACGGTTTTGACCGCTCGTCGCCCGTCGATGGGCCTACCTATGTGGACGCCACCGAAAACGGCCAGAAAATCCGGCGCGGCGTGAAGCTCTGGAAGGTTTCGGTCGCGGTCTTCAAATCGGAGACCTACCGCTTCCTGCGCCTTGAGAGGCCGACGGACGAGGACTTGCGGGACGGCATCGCCTTCTCCGATGGATTCATACATCTGCCTTCCGGCATCACCTCTGAATGGGTGAAGCAGTTGACCGCCGAACAGCTGGTGACGGTTCGAGATCGCCGCGGCTTCTCAAAACTCGAATGGCGGCAGACGCGTGAACGCAATGAGGCGCTCGATTGCCGGGTCTATGCCCGCGCCGCCGCATGGCTGCTCGGAATTGACCGCTGGCAGGATGAAAAATGGCAGGCGCTGGAACAGCAGGTTGCCGCCGACAGGCCACTAGAACAGCCCGCCGGGCAGGTGCGGCCACAAGCGCGGTCCGGAGAAAAGCGCAATTCGGACTGGTTCGGCGGACGCAAAGAAAGTGGATGGTTTAGATGAGCTGGTCGCAGGCCGAGTTGGATGCGCTCCGCCGCGCCTATGCGTCGGGCACATTGCGCGTCACCTATAACGGCAAGACCGTTGAATATGGCTCGGCCGACGATCTACTCAAGCGCATTCAGACAATCGAGAACGCGATCAGCGCGGCCTCGGGCACACCCCGCCCGGTTGCGGGCTATGCCAGGTTTGGGCGTGGTGATCGATGAAGCAGGCGAATATCATGCCGCCCTCCATGCTTGATCGCATGGTCGCGGCGGTAGCACCCCGCGCCGCCGTAAAACGGCTGCTCGCCCGCCAGGCGTTCGATGGCCTGGCGAAGCGCGGCTATGACGGCGCCGCTGGAGGACGGCGTACCGACGGCTGGCGCTCGGGCGGTGGGTCGGCGGACGCCGAAATCGGCTCGGCCGGCGCGATCCTGCGCAACCGCATGCGCGATCTCGTGCGCAACAATCCTCATGCGGCGAAAGCGGTCAGCGCGTGGGTAAGCAATATCGTCGGCTCCGGCATTACGCCTCGGGCCGCGTCGGGCAACGCGGCGCTCGACAAGAAAATCAACACGCTTTTCGATGCGTGGTCGAGTGTTTGCGACGCCGATGGCCGCAATGACTTCTATGGCCTCCAGGCGCTGGCGGTTTCAGGCATGGTCGAAGCGGGGGAAATCTTCGCCCGCCGCCGATCCTGCCGCGCAAGCGACGGGCTTCCTGTGCCACTTCAGGTTCAACTGAACGAGGCGGACCATCTGGACGAATCGAAGATAGATGGACGAAGCGACGGAGGCCGCACGGTACGCGGCATCGCCTATGACGCGCTCGGCCGGCGTACCGGATACTGGCTATTCCCGGATCATCCGGGTGACATTGCCGTTCCCCTCTCGCGTGGCTTTACCTCGGTCCTGATCCCCGCCGACGGTATCGTCCACCTGTTCCGGCGCGACCGGGTGCAGCAGCGTGGCGTCCCCTGGGGCGCGCCGGTGATGCGGGCGCTCCGTGACCTTGACGACTGGACCAATGCGGAACTCACGCGCAAGAAAACCGAAGCCTGTCTCGTTGGCGTCGTGACAGGCGGCGATGACGCCGATCAGGGCATGGCGCCCGCGGTTGTCGATGCTGACGGAAAGAGGATCGAGCAGTTCGAACCTGGGCTCATCGCCTACGCGCGCGGTGGCAAGGACATCAAGTTCAATCAGCCGGCGGCAACGGCGGGTGTGAGCGAGTGGCTTCGCGCCCAACATCACATTGTCGCGGCTGGCTTTCGCATTCCGTATGAACTTCTGACCGGCGATCTTTCGCAGGTGAACTACTCTTCGATCCGCGCGGGGATTGTCGAATTCCGGCGCATTGTGGAGGCGATCCAGTGGCATGTCGTCATTCCGGTGCTCTGCCAGCCGGTCTGGGATTGGTTCATCGCGGCTGCCTATGTTGCGGGGCTCGTGCCGAGCCCGAAGATTCCAGTCAAGTGGTCGCCGCCGCGATTTGAGTATCTCAACCCGCTCGATGATGCCCGCGCAGATCTGATGATGATGCGCATGGGCGCCACGTCCCTGACCCGCGTCGTCGGACGCCAGGGCGAAGACCTTGACGATATTCTGGCCGAGATCGCCGCGACGAATGCCAAGCTCGATGCCCTCGGCATCATCCTCGACAGCGATCCGCGCAAGGTCACACAGCAGGGCCTCTATCAACAGGAGCCTGCCGCAGAAACCGGCGAAAAGCCCGCGCCAAAGAAGAAACCTTAATCAGGGAGGCAGCAATGCCCAATGCAGCACATGGGGAGCGCCGCGATGCGCTTCCGATGCAGACCCGCCGCGCCCCAGTCTCGGCGATCAATGCCGAAAGCCGGACCGTCGATCTGGTCTGGACGACCGGCGCCCCGGTGCGCCGCCGCCGCTGGGATTGGGCGCGCGACCGCGTCGTCGAATATGACGAAATCCTCGTTGTCACGGCTGATTCCGTCAACATGGAACGCATGTCGGGCGGCGCGCCGGTTCTGGACAGCCACGACAACTGGTCAACCGAATCGCAGATCGCGGTGGTTGACCGCGCCTGGCTTGAAGGCGGCGAGGGTAAGGCGACCGTCCGGTTTCCGCAGGCGGGTGTCGATCAGGCGTCCGACCGCATGTTCGGCATGGTCAACGACAAGATCATCCGCAACGTCTCGGTTGGCTACTCGGTTGACAGGGTTCGCAAGGAGCCGCCCGCTCGCGAAGGCGAGCCGGAGCGTTGGTACGTCGAACGCTGGACGCCGATGGAGATCAGTTTCGTTTCGATCCCGGCCGATCCCGGCGCGCAAGTTCGTTCGAAATCCTTCGAGCATTCCTTCCCTGTCGAATTCCTCGACCGGGGCAATCCCGAAACCATGGAGAACACCATGCCTAACACTGTTGTTCCGGGTAACGCCCCGGAAACCACGCATCTGGAAGCCCGCGCTGCACCGCAGGCGCCCGCCGCGCCCGAGTTCAATGCCGATCAAATCCGCGCGGTGGAACGGGATCGCATTACCACGATCAGCGGCCTTGTGGATCAGTTCAAGCTGGACCGCGCCATTGCCGACGATCTGGTCAAGCGCAACGTGCCGGTCGCCGATGCCCGCAAGGAAATCCTCGACCGGCTGGCCGAGCGCGATGCGCGTGGGCTGGGCCATTCACAGATTTCCATGCCCGCAGGTGGCCTCGATGCCACGGTAACGCGCCGCGAGGCCATCGCCGAAGCGGTATTGCACCGCGCCCAGCCGCAGGCCTTCGCCGTGACCGACCGCGCCCGCGAATATCGCGGCATGCGATTGATCGACGTGGCGCGCGAATGCCTGGAAGCGGCAGGCGTCCGCACGCGTGGGCTTACCCCGAATGAGATTTCTCATCAGGCAACCCGTGCGACTGGAATGATGTCCACTTCCGACTTTCCTCTGATCATGGCGGCGGTTGCCGGCAAGCGCCTGCGCCAGTCCTACGCGGGGACGCCGCGCACCTTCCAGAAATGGGCGCGCGGCACGACCGCCACCGACTTCAAGCCGATGTACCCGACGCAGGTCGGCAACTTCCCGGCGCTCAAGGCAGTGATGGAAGGCGCTGAATTTAGCTACGGCTCGATTGCCGAAGGCCGCGAGACCTACCAGCTCGCCACCTATGGCCGCATCGTGGCACTCACCCGGCAGGCGATCATCAATGATGATCTCCGCGCCTTTGACCGCGCCCTTTCGTCCGCCGGCCAGCGCGCCGCCGATATGGAATCGGCCATCGTCTACAACGTGCTGATCGCCAACGCTGCATTGGCCGACACCGTGGCGCTGTTTCATGCGACCCATAACAACCTCGGCACGGCGGCGGTCATCAGCGAAACGGCGCTGGGCGAAGCCTGGGAGAAAATGGCAACGCAGAAAGACCTTGGCGACGGCGCTGGCGCCGACAAGGAGTATATCGATGCCCGCCCGCGCTACATCATCGTGCCGCCGGGCTCACGGTCCATCGAGGCCCGCAAGATGCTGGCCGCGACGACGCCCGCGAAGGCTTCCGACGTGAATCCCTTCACGGGTGCCCTCGAAGTCATCGAGGAGCCGCGCCTGTTCATCTCCGGGGGACCGCAGCCCTGGTACCTCGCCGCCGATCAGAACCTGGTCGATACGGTCGAATACGCCCACCTCGAAGGGCAGGCCGAACCGTTCATCGACCAGCGCGCAGGTTTCGAGGTCGATGGCGTCGAAATCAAGATCAGGCACGATTTCGCGGCCAAGGCGCTCGACTATCGCGGCCTGTTCAAGAACGTAGGCGTCTAATCCGTCGCCGATTGACTGAACCGGGTCCAATTCAGGAGAACTTCCCATGAAAAACTACATTCAGGCGGGCGACACGATTGTCGCCGCCGCACCCTATGCGCTGACTTCCGGCCAGGGCGCGCTTGTTGGCACCATGTTCGGCGTGGCCAAAGCCGACGCCGCGAATGGCGCGGACGTGGCCCTCAAGACCACCGGCGTCTTCGATCTCACGAAAGCCGGTACGCAAGCGTGGACCGTCGGCGCCGCGATCTATTGGGACAACGCGGCGAAGAACTGCACCACGACCGTTGGCGCGAACACCAAGATCGGCGTCGCGGTCGTCGCAGTCGGTAACGGCGCGGGCGAAACTATCGGGCGAGTGCGTCTTAGCGGCTCGTTCTAGCCATGAATGCCATCGCCGCCGCCGTTGACGTGCTGTTCGCCGACCCGAATATCGGGAAGGACGCGACATGGCGTGCGGGCGGCGCCGGCGGTGGCATATTGGTTCGGGTTGTCTTTCGCGCGCCGGATCAAGTCGCCAATTTTGGCGGCGGCCGCTTCGTCGCGGCGGTCCGCTTTGTCGATGTGCGCATTACAGAAGTACCATCGCTCCAAGCAGGTGATACTTTTGAGATCGCAAGTATCACCTACGTTGTGCAGGGCGAGCCGCTCGCCGATGACGACAACCTGATCTGGACGGCGGAAGTCCGGGCGGCATGAACGCACGAGTTCAGGCATCGGTCGTCGGCGACCTCGAGCGCGAGCTCGTCGCCGAGGTCAAAGGCGCCGAGCGCGCGGTCACGGCAGCAATCCGCCTGGCGGGTGCGGGCGTCAAGGCAGGATGGCGCGCGCAGATCGCGGGCGCTGGGCTGGGTGAGCGATTGGGCCGTACCATCCGCGATCAATACTATCCGAAAGGCGGGACGAGCATATCCGCCGCGGCGCTTGTCTACTCACGCGCTTCGCATATTGTCGGCGCGCACGCCGATGGTGCGGTCGTTCGGTCCAAGGACGGCTTCTGGCTCTCGATCCCCACCGAGGCTGCGGGCAAGGGCGCGAGGGGCGGCAGGATCACGCCTGGCGAATGGGAACGGCGCACCGGCATCCGGCTGCGCTTCATCTATCGCCGGGGACGACCCAGCCTGCTCGTGGCTGATCAGGCCCGTATCAACAAGGGTGGGCTTGCAAAGGCCTCGCGTTCCAAGACGGGCCGCGGACAAGTTTCGGCGGTGATCTTTCTGCTTGTGCCGCAGGTGCGGCTGACGAAGCGTCTCGATCTCGATGCGGTGACGCAGGAATGGCGTGACCGGCTTCCGGCGCTGGTTGTGCAGAACTGGCCCGACATCAAGGCGGAGCAACGCTGATGGCGACGAAGCGCGAGACAGTCTTGCAAGCACTGTTCACACTGCTCTCAGGGATCGCTGGCCCCACGGTCCTGCGCAACGGCAATCTGCCCGAACGCATTCCGGCGGGCGGCATGGTCATTCTGCGCGATGGCGAACCCGGCGAACCGGAAGTGCTGCTGTCGCCGCCGGAATACGTTTACGAACACCGCGCCGACGCCGATGTGCTGGTCGATGCCACAACACCGGCCGCGCGTGATGTCCTGTTTGACAACATCATGCAGGCGATTGGCGCGGCCATTGCCGCCGACCGGACGTTTGGCGGTCTTTGCGATTATGCCGAAACCGCCGCGCCCGTGCCTGTCGATGTGATTGTCGAGGGCGCGCCCGGCTTCAAGGCAGCAACACTGCCGATCATCCTGCACTACGGGACGAGTGATCCCCTCTCATAACCAAGATACATTCACGGAGGTAATCCATGGCACGAGCCCAAGGGGCGCGGGCGCAACTCGCCGCCGCGTTCGAGACTATCTATGGCACGCCGCCGGCGAGCGGCTATTTCAAGATGCCGTTCGCCAGCGCATCGCTGGGCTCCGAGCAGCCGCTGCTTGCTTCAGAATTGCTCGGCTATGGCCGCGATCCGCTCGCCCCGGTGCTCGATGCCATCACAGCCGATGGCGATGTTGTGGTGCCCCTTGATTCCCGCGCCTTTGGAATGTGGCTCAAGGGCTCCTTCGGCGCGCCGATCACCACGGGCGCCGGACCTTACAATCACGAATTCCGCTCGGGCTCATTTACCTTGCCGTCGCTCGCCATCGAGCTTGGCATGCCCGAGGTTCCGCACTTCGGCATGAACGTGGGCTGTGTCGTCAACACGCTGTCATGGCAAATGCAGCATGCGGGGCTCTTGACCGCGAGCGTCGGCCTCATCGCCCAGGGCGAGTCCGTGGCTGCAGCAACGGGAGCAGGCACGCCCACCGACTGGACGCTCACCCGCTTCGGCCAGTTCAATGGTGCGGTCAAGCGCAACGGCGTGAGCCTCGGCAATGTGGTCTCAGCCCAGATCAACTATTCCAACAATCTCGACCGCATCGAGACGATCCGTGCCGACGGCAAGATCGATGGCGCCGATCCCTCGATTGCGGCCCTGACCGGCTCAATCGTGGTGCGTTTTGCCGACCAGACGCTGCTCAATCAGGCAATCGCCGGAAGTGCCGCCGAACTGGAATTCTCGTTCGTGAAGTCGGCGAGCGAGAGCTTCACTTTCACCGTGCACGAGGTCTTCCTGCCGAAGCCCAAGCTGGCAGTGCAGGGGCCTCAAGGGGTGCAGGCAACATTCAACTGGCAGGCGGCGCGCGATCCCGTGCTGGGGCGCATGTGCACCGCTGTCCTCATTAACGATGTGGTGAGCTACTGATGATCAGGCTCAATCTTTCGGCTGAACCCAAGTGGCTGGACCTCGGCCATGGTGTGCGGGCGCTGGCACTTCCGCTGACCTCGGCGGTGCTGATCAGTCTTCGCGGCGACATGGCGCTTGAAGACGCGGCACTCTTGTCGCCTACCGAGCAGGCGCTGCGCTTCGCCAAGGCGGTCGCCTCGCGCGTCATCATCGAATGGGAGGGCGTAGGTGACGAGGACGGGAAGGAACTTCCCGTGACGCCCGCTGCCGCTTCCGCTCTCATGGACTTGTTCCCGCTCTATCGCGCCTTCGAAGCGAACTACGTCGTCCCCTGGCTCAATCTGGAATCGGAAAAAAACGCCTCCGCGCCCTCGCCGCATGGCACTTCGGCGGAGGCGCAGGATATTGCGGTGCCTGCAACGCAACATGCTCCGATTGTCCATCACGGATAAACGCGCCGCACACGCTTGAAGGTTGGCAAGTCTGGGATTTGGCCCTCAAGATGGGTGGACAACTCCGCGTGGCACTTGACGGCGCGATAATCGGCTGGGACTTGGGCACGGGGCTGGCGTTCGCGGCGGCGCTGGGGATCAATCCCGTCGTTGCAGCGGAATTGCTGCCGGTGATCGAAGCGGCCGCCGTTCGCGGCCTCAATCAGAACGTTTTAACTGCTCTGGAAAAGGACAATGGCTGAACGCAAGGTTTCGGTGCGCCTGGCTGTCGTCGATGGCGGGCAGTTCAAGGCGGAACTTGCCGAGCTAGGTGCTGCCGGCAATCAGGCGCTCGGCGCTATCGGTGCTGGCGCTTCAACCGCTGGCAATGCCGTCCGCCTGAATGCCCAGCAGCTTGGCAATCTGCAGTTCCAGTTGCAGGATATTGGGGTAAGCCTCGCCTCCGGGCAGAACCCGTTCACCGTGATGCTGCAACAGGGTTCACAGATCGTACAACTCTTCGGCCCCGGCACCGGCGTGCTTGGCGCCATTCGCGCGGTTGGCACCGGCCTTCTGACCTTCCTCACCAATCCCCTCAATCTCGCGCTGCTCGGCTTCTCAGCCGTCACCGCAGCGGCGGGTTATCTGTTTTCGACGATCACGGGCGACGGCGAGGACGCAAACAAGACCCTCGAAGAGCAAGAGAACATCGTCAAGCGCATTGCTGAGCGATATGGCGAGGCCTTGCCTCATGTGCAGGCCTATGTGGCCGAACTCGACCGCGCCGAACAGTCGGCCGATCTTGCCAGTGCTCGGACCACGGTGTTGCAGAAGGCGTGGGAAGACGCCGCGAAGACCTTTGCCGATGCGCAATATCAGGTTCAAATCCTGGCGGCGGATTTGCAGCATGCGACCGAACCCGAACAGCTTCATGAGTTGATCGAGGCGCTTGGGCGTCTCGATAGCAAGCTGGGCGACAACACCGCGACTGCCGCGGACGCTACCCGCGTTCACGATGCGCTGATGAAGCTGTTTCGTGAGACGGGGGTTCCCGTGACGAAGGAGCTAGCGGGAAGTTTCCAGCAACTGGCGGCAAGCATTGCCCAGGCCGCTGGCGAAGCGGCGGCGATCAATCAGGAGTTTGCCGCCAATGTGGCGGCGCAAGGCGTGCTGTCTTCCCTCAACGCGGAGCTTGAAGCTCTGGGCAAGACCACGGAACAGCTTCGCATCGAAAAGGAGCTGCGCAAGGCAAACGTCGATGCCGCTTCCGACGAAGGCAAAGCCATCGCCGCCAAGGTGCATGAGATCATCGGTGAAACCGAAGCCCGCAAGGAGCAAGCCGCAAGCGAACGCGCGGCGGCATCAGCCCGGCGCGCTGCCGATACAAGGGCCGCGGCGGAAGCCCAACGCGCACGGAAGGCGGTATCCGATCTGCTAGGCGACCTTAACCAGTCCATTGACCAGTTCGGCAATGAGCGCGCCAAGTTCATCGAGGGATTTCTCTCGCGGCTTCCCGATGGCGCCACGGAGGCACAGCGCGCCGAAGTCATGCGGCTGGCCCAGAGCCTCTACGAATTGGAAGGCGCTGAGAAGGACGCGACCAAGGCCGCGCGCGAAGGCGAGAAGGCGCGTGGCGAGGGCGAGCAGGTTTATGAATCGACCCGCACCGTTGCCGAACACTACGCCGAAACACTGGCCGACCTGAACCGCCTCTTGGCGGCGGGCGCCATCGATCAGGAGACATATGGCCGGGCTGTCGCGCGGGCGCGCGAGCAAATGGAAGCGGCGGCGGCGGTTGAGCGCAAGCGCGCGCTTGAATCGGGCGGGATCTTCGGCCCGTCCATCGCCATGCTTGAGGACTTTGTTGAGAAGGCGGGCGAAGCGGCGGACCTTATCAAGGAGGCACTTTCCGAAGCATTCTCCGTCGCCGAGGAGGCTGTGGGGCAGTTTGTGCGCACCGGCAAGGTCGATTTCGCGTCGCTGATTTCTTCGATGCTGGCCGATCTCGCGCGGCTTGCCGTCAAGCAGGCGATCCTCGGGCCGCTGGCGAATATCCTGGGCGGACTTCTCGGCGGCACGAGTGGAGGGATCGGCAGCATACTGTCGAGCATCTATCATGACGGCGGCATGGCCGGCGGGGGCGCACCAATGCGCTCTGTTCCGGCACTGGCGTTCGCGGGCGCGCCTCGGCTCCATGGCGGCGGCATGTTCGCGCCCGACGAGATTCCCGCCATTCTGCAACGGGGCGAGCGGGTGCTGAACCGCCGGGAGACGCGGGAATATGGCCAGGCACGTGCCATAAATATCAACATTGCCACACCTGACATCCAGAATTTCCGGCGGGCGCGCACGCAGGTCGCCGCCGACATCGCCCGCGCGGTGTCATCCGGTTCGAGGGGATTGTAAAAGATGGCCTTCGACGAAGTACGTTTCCCCGACAATATCAGCCGGGGCGCCCGTGGTGGCCCCGAGCGGCGCACCCGCATTGTCGAGCTTGCTTCGGGCCGCGAGGAACGCAATTCGCCCTGGGCAGGTTCGCGCCGCCGCTATGACGCCTCCTATGGCGTTCGGCGCGCCGACGATCTGGCCAGCGTCATTGCCTTCTATGAAGCGCGCATGGCGCGGCTTCGTGGCTTTCGTTGGAAGGATTGGGCCGATTACAAATCCTGCTTGCCGTCGGCAGCGGTCGGGTCAACGGACCAGCTGATCGGCCAGGGCGACGGCACGGCCACCGCGTTCCAGCTTTCGAAAACCTATTCCTCCGGCCTTCAATCCTATGTCCGCACGATCAACAAGCCGGTGGCCGGAACGGTGCTGATTGCCGTTGGCGGCGTTGTCCAATCCTCGGGCTGGTTGGTTGACACCACAACCGGCGTCATCACGTTCGCCGTTGCGCCTGCCAATGGTGCGTCGATAACGGCAGGCTTCGAATTCGACGTGCCCGTGCGCTTCGACAGCGATCTCATGGACGTAAATCTCGACATCGAGCGGCTGGGATCGATCACGTCCATTCCGCTGGTGGAGATCAAGCTGTGAAGTCGATTCCCGCCGCGTTGCAGGCACATCTCGACACGGGCGTCACCACCTTGTGCTGGTGCTGGAAAGTTGAGCGCGCCGACGGCGTGGTCTTCGGCTTCACTGATCACGACCGCCCGCTTGTGCTCGCGGGCGTCACCTTTGAACCCGATTCCGGCTTCGCCGCCTCGGAATTGCGCGGCGACACAAATCTGTCGGTTGACGCGCAGGATGCGGAAGGTGTGCTTTCGTCCAGCCGCATCACCGAAACCGATATTCTCGATGGCCGCTGGGACAATGCGAAAATCGAGGTCCGCCGAGTCAACTGGGCTGATGTGGCGCAGAACGTGCTCATGCGCCGGGGCAATATCGGGCAGGTTCGGCGCGGCAAAGCGGCTTTCGTCGCTGAAGTCCGTTCGCTAGCGCACGTGCTCAATCAAACTGTCGGGCGCACATATCAATACTATTGCGACGCGGCGCTCGGCGACGGTCGTTGCGGCATCAATCTGGAACTGGCGGCTTACAAGGGTACGGGCGCAGTTACGGAAGTAATTGCCGACCGCCGGTTCAGGGCGTCGGGTTTGACGAGCTTCGCTTCCGGCTGGTTCGAGCTTGGCTATGTTGAATGGACCAGCGGCCAGAACGCCGGGCGGAAGTCCGAAGTGTCGCGTCATTCGAAGGCGTCCGGCATCGTGGCGGTTGAGTTGTTCGAGGCGCCCGTTCGCTCCATTGGCGCGGGCGATGGCTTCGTGATCCGGGCCGGATGCGACAAGCAGTTCAAGACCTGCAAGGCCAAGTTCTCCAACGCGGCGAACTTCCGCGGCTTCCCGCACATGCCGGGCGACGACACCATCATGCGCTACCCCAACAAGGGCGACGCCAACTCCGGCGATCCGCTGTAGCCCACATGATCACCCCTTCAACACCAGCCGCCGCCAATCCGGCGCGGGTGATCGAGGTCGCGCGCTCCTGGCTCGGCACGCCCTATCACGATCAGGCCAGCGTCAAGGGCGTGGGCTGCGATTGCATAGGGTTTGCGCGCGGCATCTGGCGCGAAATCGTGGGCGAAGAACCCACGGCGCTCCCGCCCTATTCGCGCGATTGGGGTGAGGTCGGTGCCCGCGAGACCTTCGCAGAGGGCGTGCGCCGGTTCCTGATCGAGATCGCGCCCGCCACTGCTGTTCCGGGAGCCTTGCTCCTGTTCCGCATGCGGCGCGACGGACCCGCCAAGCACTGCGGCGTGTTCGTCGATGGCGGTATGTTTGTTCACGCACTCGAACGGCGCGGCGTCACCATCGTTCCCTACGATACTGCCTGGCAGCGCCGGACGGCTTTCGCCTTCCTCTTTCCCGAAAGAAACCCCTGATCAATGGCATCGGTTGTCCTGAGCGTTGTGGGCGGCGCCATCGCCGGTCCCATCGGGGCCGCTGTCGGCTCCGTCGTAGGCGCGGTTGTCGACAGCCTGCTTGTATCGGCGCTAACACCCACGCAGAAGACCGAGGGGCAGCGGCTTTCCGATATCAAGGTTACTTCCGCCACCGAAGGGATTGCCATTCCGCGCGTCTATGGCCGCATGCGGATGGGTGGCAACATCATCTGGGCCACCGACTTCCGCGAAGAGAAGCACACGTCGTCCTCGGGCGGGGGCAAGGGCGGCGGCGGCGGAACGGAAACAACCGAATATCTCTACTTCGCGTCCTTCGCCGTGGCGATCTGCGAGGGGCCGATTGCAGGCCTTGGCCGCATGTGGGCGGACGGAAAGGAGTTCAAGGTCAAGGGCGCGGTCTATCGCATCCACAAAGGCGGCGAAGGCCAGGCACCGGATTCGCTCATTGAAAGCAAGATGGGCGCGGGCAACGCGCCCGCCTATCGCGGTGTCGCCTACATTGTCTTCGACGATCTGCCGCTCAAGAACTTCGGCAACCGCATTCCGCAGCTCTCATTCGAGGTGTTCCGGCACATCGATGATCCCGACAGCGCCGAGGAAGCGATCCGCGCGGTCAACCTCATTCCGGGTGCCGGCGAGTTTGTCTATGCCACCGAAAAAATCTTGCGGACCGTGAACGGCGCCACGACAGCGGAGAATGTCAATTCGAGTGAATCCCAGACGGACCTGCTGGTCTCGCTCGACAACCTCGAAACGACCGCGCCGAACATCGATTCCGTCTCGCTGGTTGCCGCGTGGTTTGGCACCGATCTTCGAGCCGGGGATTGTCTCATCAAGCCGGGCGTTGAGAACACGACCAAGGTCACGACGCCGAAGTCGTGGTCGGTCAATGGCGTCACGCGTTCCAGCGCCTATGTCGTCAGCACGCTGCCCGAAACGGGCGGACCGGCCTTCGGTGGCACGCCCGCCGACTTCTCGATTGTGCAGGCCATCGAGGAATTGAAGGCGCGTGGGCTTCGCGTCACCTTCTATCCGTTCCTGCTCATGGACGTTCCCGATGGCAACACCTTGCCCGATCCATGGTCGGACAACGCGGCCACCATCGGCCAGCCGAAATATCCCTGGCGCGGTCGCATCACCTGTTCGCCGGCGGCGGGCTATGCCGGGACCGTTGACAAGACTGCCGCTGCCGCAACGCAGGTCGATGCCTTTTTCGGCAGCGCGCAATCCTCGGATTTCTCGGTTTCCGGCACCACGGTCACATGGACCGGCGGTACCGATTGGGGCTACCGCCGCATGGTGCTGCACTATGCCAAGCTCTGCGCGGCGGCGGGCGGCGTCGATGCCTTCCTGATCGGTTCTGAGCTTCGCGGCGTCACGCAAATCCGTTCCAGCGCTTCCAACTATCCCGCCGTAACCGAGCTCAAGTCCCTCGCGGCCGATGTGAGCGCGATCCTCGGAAGCGGAACCAAGGTCGGCTACGCGGCGGACTGGAGCGAGTATTTCGGGCACCATCCGCAAGACGGTTCGGGCGATGTCTATTTCAACCTCGACCCGCTCTGGTCCGACGGCAATATCGATTTCATCGGCATCGACAACTACATGCCGCTCGCCGACTGGCGCGAAGGATTCTCGCACGCTGATGCACTCGCGGGCTGGAAGTCGATCTATAGCCGCGCCTACCTTGAATCGAATGTTGAAGGTGGAGAGGGCTTCGATTGGTACTATGCGAGCCAGGCCGACCGCGATGCGCAGGTGCGGAAGACGATTTCCGATGGTACTTACGGCAAGCCATGGGTCTTCCGCTTCAAGGACATTCGCGCATGGTGGACGAACGCCCACTATGATCGCCCGGGCGGTATTGAGAACGGATCGGCCACAGCCTGGACGCCGAAGTCAAAGCCTGTCCGCTTTACTGAGGCCGGATGCCCGGCAATCGACAAGGGCGCGAACCAGCCCAACGTGTTCGTCGATCCCAAGTCCTCGGAAAGCCTGCTGCCATACTACTCGCTCGGCAACCGCGACGACGCGATCCAGCGGCGTTACATCGAGGCGCTCTATCACTACTGGAACAACAATAACCCGACGGGCGGCACCTATGGCGGGCCGATGCTCGCCATGGGCGAGCTCGCAATCTGGTGCTGGGATGCGCGGCCCTATCCGGCGTTTCCGGGCCGCTCCGACATCTGGGGCGACTACGCCAACTGGCAGTTCGGCCATTGGCTGTCCGGCAGGCTAGGGGATTCCGGACTTGCCGCGCTGGTGCGCGAACTTTGTCTGCGCGGCGGGCTCGCGGAAACAGAGGTTGATGTCAGCCAGCTTTCGGCAACGGTGCCGGGCTACAGGACCGAGGCAATCGAAAGCGCCCGTTCATCCATCGAGCCGCTGGCCCGCTTCTATGGCTTCGATGCAATCGAAAGCGACGGGATAATCCGCTTCGTCCCTCGGGGACAGGCGCCGATTGCCACCATAACGCCCGATGATCTTGTCGCCGCGAGGCGCGAAGACGAGGACATCGAGCTGGTACGTGGCCAGGAAACCGAATTGCCGCGCGCCATCAAGTGGCGGTTGACCCGGCCCGACAAGAAATATGAGACCCTCACGGTTGAAGCCCGCCGCATCAGCGTTGACACGGCGCGTATTCATTCTGAGGCGTTCCCAATTGTTGCCTCGGGCGCCGAGGCCGACATGCGCTGCCGCAGGGCGCTCATGGAGGCGTGGGTCCAGCGCGAGACGGCGAAGTTCCAGTTGCCGCCATCGCGCCTGGCGCTCGATCCCGCCGACGTGGTGCTGATCGAACACGATGGGCGGCAGCTGGAATTCCGGCTTGCCTCCGTGGCCGATCAGGACGCGCGGATGATCGACGCGCTGCGAACCGACGCCGTGATCTATGGCGCAAGGCCCGGCCCAGAACGGGACGTGACCCTGCCGCCGCCAACGGTTTATGGTCCGCCCGCCCTGGCGATGATGAACTTGCCGATCATCGACGAGGACGTGGCCGATTATCGCCCCTTCGCCGCCATATATGCTTCGCCATGGTACGGGCAGGCGGCGGTCTATCGCAGCCCCACGCTGGATGGGTTCACGCTGCTTGATACCGTCGGCCGTCCGGCCCGCATGGGCTCGCTCGCCTTTGATTTCTATGGCGGGCCGTCCTCAAGGTTCGACCATGGCAACGCACTCTTTGTGGACCTGCTTTCCGGCACGCTTGCGAGCGTTACCGATCTTGAACTCTTCGCCGGGGCGAACACGCTCGCCATCGAGTCCACGCCGGGTGTCTGGGAAATCGTTCAGTTCGCCAACGCCGAGCTTGTCGCCACGAACCGCTATAAGCTCACGCGGCTGTTGCGGGGACAACGCGGCACTGAGGGCGCGATTGGCAATCCGGCGTCAGCCGGCGCTCGTGTCGTGGTGCTCGACGCCGACATTGCGCCGTTGAGTATTGGCTCAACCGATCTCGGCATTTCCTACAATTGGCTGGTCGGCCCGGCGTCCGAAAACACGACCGACATTTCATATTCGCAGGTGACGTTCACCCCGCGCGCGGTTGGCCGCAGGCCCTATTCGGTCGCCCATATCAGCCAGCCGTGGAAAATCGCCAGGACGCCCGGCGACCTGACGATCTCCTGGAAGCGCCGCACCCGCGCGCCTGCGGGCGACAGTTGGGATGCCATCGAGGTTCCGCTGTTCGAGGATAGCGAGGCCTACGAACTCGAAATCCTCGATGGCAGCACCGTGAAGCGCACGCTCGCCTCGAACACCACCAGCGTCATCTACACGGGCGCTCAGCAGACCGCCGATTGGGGCGCGCCGCTGTGGCCTGGCGATAGCCTGCTAGTCGAAATCTACCAAGTCTCACAGCAATTCGGGCGCGGCGCGCCCAAGCTAGAAACCCTCTACTTCTGAGATTGCTTCATCATGGCGGATAGCACCCACCTGAAATTGCCGTACATCGACGCCAATCAGGCGCAGAAGCACGTGACGCACAATGAGGGCGTTCGGCTGCTCGATGCGCTTGTGCAGATGGCGGTGAAGTCGCGCATCGTGACGACCCCGCCGGCGAGCCCCGCCGATGGCGACCGCTACATTGTCGCCGCAGGTGCCACGGGTGCATGGGCCACATGGGACTTCAACATCGCCTATTACGTCGATGGCGCCTGGATGAAGCTCGTTCCCCAACAGGGCTGGCTCGCATGGATCGAGGCGGAGTCGGTTCATGTTCGCTGGGACGGATCGGCCTGGGGCGGATTGAGCAGCAGCGGCTCCGTCGCCTGGGGATCGATCACCGGAACGCTCTCAAGCCAGACCGACCTGCAATCAGCACTCAACGGCAAGGCGGCAGCAAGCCACACGCATCCGGCGGCGGAAATTTCCGATAGCACCGCGGCGGGGCGGTCGATGCTCACCGCCGCCGATGCCGCGGCTCAGACGGTCCTGCTCAACGTCTTCGCTTCGGGATTGAAGGGCTTGGCTCCCGCAAGCGGCGGCGGCACGACCAATTTTCTGCGTGCCGATGGTACGTGGGCAACACCTCCCGGAGGCGGCGGTGCCTCATGGGGTTCAATCACTGGCACGCTTTCCACTCAGACCGATCTGCAATCTGCCCTCGATGCCAAGCAGCCGCTCGACAGCGACCTCACCACCATTGCCGGGCTGTCTGCGACAACCGACAGCTTCATACAGGCCAAGGCCGGGGCATGGGCGGCGCGAACCATTGCACAGGTTAAGACCGACCTCGGGCTCTCCGGCACAAATAGCGGCGATCAGACGATCACGCTCACGGGCGATGTAACCGGGTCGGGCACAGGTTCCTTTGCCGCGACCATCGGCAACAATGTCGTGAGTAACGCCAAACTTGCCACCATGGCGACGGCAAGCTTCAAGGGCCGCACTTCTGCGGGAACCGGCAATGTGGAGGATTTGTCCGCCACCCAAGCAACGGCGCTGCTCAATACATTCACCTCCGCCCTCAAGGGGCTTGCACCTGCAAGCGGGGGCGGCACGGCGAACTTCCTGCGCGCCGATGGGACGTGGGCCGCACCTCCCGATCCCACTGCGCTTCAGAACCTGTCGTTGCTCGGCGTCAACGCCACCGCCGATGCCACGAACAAGCTCGCTGTTGCCAGCAGCGCGATCCTGTTCAACAATGTCGGCAACGGCATGCAGGTCAAGGTCAACAAGAATGCGGCCGCCGATACCGCCTCCTTCCTGTTCCAGACCAATTTCTCGGGCCGCGCTGAATTCGGAACCACCGGCGACGATGACTTCCACTTCAAGGTCAGCTCGGACGGTTCGACTTGGTTCGAGGCCCTGACCATCAACCGGACGAACGGCGTCATTTCCCTGCCGCAGGGGCTTTCCGCCCTGCCGTCATTCACCTCCTCGGCCAAGGGTGTTGTTCCGGCTTCTGGGGGTGGCACCACGAATTTCCTGCGTGCGGATGGCACGTGGGTCGCGCCCTCGGGTGGCGGCGGTTCTGGCGATGTCGTCGGCCCGGCAAGCGCAACCGACAATGCCATCGCACGTTTCGACACGACGACCGGCAAGGTGATTCAAAATGCCCCGGTGCTTATCACCGACAATGGGGAAATCACACTCCCCTATCTGGCATCGCCTGCGGTCCCGGCCGCCGACAAGCTCAATCTGTTCGCAGGTCGAAAAGCATCCCGGATGCTGCCGCGCTTCATTGGGCCGTCCGGCCTTGATGTGACATTGCAGCCGCTCATCGGTTCCAACAAGATCGCCTGGTGGAATCCGCCCGGCAACGCGACGACCGTTCCCGGCGTACTCGGGCTCGCGGCACCAACGGCGGTGGGGACGGCCACGGCACGTAACGTTGCCTCCACCAGTATGGCGACCCGCGCGCGCAGGCTGGGCTATGTCAGCGCCGCCACGGCGGGTTCGCTCTCCGGCCATTACTCGGCAACGGCACAATTCACGATAGGTGCCACGGGTGGCATCGGCGGGTTCTTCTATGTCTGCCGCTTCGTAGTGTCGGACGCCGCTGCGGTTTCGGGCGCGCGCATGTTTGTGGGGCTGCGCAATGCAGTCGCCGCCCCTACCAACATCGAGCCATCGAGCGGTCAGACCAACATGGTCGGCGTGGCGCAAATCAGCACCTCGAACAATCTGCAAATTGTCTATGGCGGCTCGGCCGCGCAGACAGCGATCGATCTCGGCGCGAACTTCCCGGCCAACACGCTCTCCGCCGACCTATATGAGCTCGCGCTCTTCGCACCGCCCGATACACAGGTTGTCTACTATCAGTTGACTCGCGTGAACACTGGCCAGACCGCCGAAGGAACACTTTCCGGCACGGTCGGCACCGTGATCCCCGCAGCTTCCACCTTCCTCGCTCACGCCGCCTGGCGCTGCAACAATGCCACCGCCCTCGCGGTCGGCATCGACGTGGTGTCGGTCTACATCGAAACGGACAACTGAGCCATGACAGAAGAAGAAATCCGCGAAATCGCCCGCACCGCCGCCCGCGAGGCCGTGCACGAGTTGATGATCAGTCTTGGTGCCGACGTGTCGAACCCCGCCGCGAAAATCGAAATGCAAAAAGACTTCACGTCTTTGCGTGAATGGCGGCAATCGATGCAAGCCGTCCGCCGGCATGGATTGCTCACCGCCGTTGGCATCATTGTCGTGGGCGTCCTCGGGCTCATCTACATGAAATTCAGTTCCAGGCCGTAGCCGCGCACTCGCCAATTCTTCCCGTTCAATCAGGCCCGCGCTCCACGCGGGCTTTGTCATTTCAGGAGAAACCATGCTTCCGGTTCAATATGGCTGGCTCGCGCGCGAGCCCGGCCCGAGGATGATTGTTGAGGCTCTCAAGCTTCATGGCACCTTCGAAGCGCCTGGCACCGCCGACAATCCGAAAATCGTCGCATGGGCGCGGGAAGTCGGCGGCGCCGTCGCGGATGTCTACAAGGCCGACAGCATTCCGTGGTGCGGCCTGTTCATGGCCGTCGTGGCGAAGCGGGCGGGAAAGACGGTCCCCCGGAATCCGCTTTGGGCGCTCTCATGGTCGGCTTTCGGCGCGCCGACTTCACTGCCGCGGCTCGGTGATGTCCTTGTTTTCGTCCGCAACGGCGGCGGGCACGTGGCATTCTATGTGGGCGAGGATGCCGAAGCATTTCACTGCCTGGGCGGCAATCAATCTGATGCCGTGACCATCAAGCGCATGGCCAAGTCCAGGCTCTATGCGGCGCGGCGTCCGCTTTACCACGTCCAGCCTGCAAATGTGCGGCGCATCCATCTGGCTTCAACCGGCAACCTGTCGTTGAACGAGGCGTGATCCCATCCGCCGCCCGAGCGGCTCTCGGGCAATTCCCATGGAGAACATCATGTACGACGTGAAGTCTATCTTCGCTTCCAAGACAATTTGGGGCGGTCTGCTGGCGCTTGCCGCCAGCGCCGCGGCCATCTGGGGCTATTCGATCACGCCCGCCGATCAGGCGCAGATCGTTGAACTCATCACCGGCATCGGGGGCGCCATCGGCAGCGTCATCGCGATCTATGGCCGGATCGTCGCCACCAAGAAAATCGCATGAGTTGGCTCTCGGCCCTGGCGGCGCTCGCGCGGGTCATCGCCGCCATCCTCGATATGGCGCGCGATTCCAAGGCGCGTGGTGCAGGCAGGGCCGAGGCCATTGCGGAGGCTTCGACCCATGCCCTTGATCTCATTCTCAAGGCGCGCGCTGCGCGTCGCGCTGCTGCTGACGCCGCTACTGATCCTTCCCGGCTGCGTGACGACGACGGGTTCCGCCGGGAATGACACCGTGGCCTGCGCCGCGTTCGAGCCGATCCGTTGGTCGGCGAAGGATACTGACGAGACCATCCGGCAGGCGAAAGAACACAACGCGGCGTGGCGCGCGGTCTGTGCAGGCGGAAACAACAGTCCTCAATAATTGCGCCCTGTGTTTCCTCCTGTTTCCTCCTGTTTCCGCCTAACGAAATCGCCTGCCCTGTGGCCTCATCCTTCCCCATGAGCGACATGAGAACACCCCTTCCGCCGCGCCGGCCATCGGAGACATTTCGATTCGAGCATGGCGGCTTCCGGTATTTCGGTAGCGTGTCCTTCACGCCTGAGGGGAAGATCGGCGAGGTCTTTTTGCAAACAGGCAAGACCGGCACCGAGCTTGAGGCCATGGCCCGCGATCTGGCGGTAGTGGCCTCCATCGCTTTGCAGCATGGCGCCGAACCGGACGTGCTGCGCAAGGCCCTCACTCGCCTTGATGACGGCAGGCCCGCTGGTCCGCTCGGGGCGTTTATCGACTTGCTGGCGGAGTCCACATGAAACGGATTGCCGAAGGCATAGCGGAAATCGATGCGCTTGCCGGCGCAACCCGTGACACATCCGCCGAGGCACTCCAAAGGAAGCGGCGGAGCATCGCCGAGGCCACATGCGTCCCTGGCCGCATCACACATGTGGAAGGCAACAATCCTCTATCCATGATGATTGCCACTGATCACGGGTTTCAGGTGGCCATTCGCCTGGCGCCCGACGAAGCGCGCCGCCTTGCCGATCTCCTCAAGATGTCCGCCGGGAGGCCTGCTTGACATGGCGGACGCTCGATCTGTTCTGCGGTGCCGCCGGCGGATGGTCATTAGGACTCCATCGCGCGGGCTTCACCACGGTTGCGGCATGCGAAATCGACCCGTGGCGGCGCGCGGTCTTCGGCCAGAACAATCCCGGCGTGAGGATGTACGATGACATCCGAACGCTCACCGCAGATCGGCTTCGATGCGATCTCGGATACCTTCCCGACATCATCTGCGGAAGCCCGCCCTGCCAGGACGCCTCGACGGCGAACACGAAGGGGCGCGGCGTCGATGGCGAGCGCACCGGATTGTTCTTTGACGCCGTGCGGCTGGTGCGAGAAGTGCGACCCCGTTGGGTTCTCCTTGAGAACGTGCCTGGCCTCCGGGCTCGCGGCTATGACAGGGTTCACGATGAACTGGAAAAAGCAGGCTACGCCGTCTGGCCGCTCGTGGTGGGTGCTGTCCATGCCGGTGCGCCCCATCTCCGAAAACGGGTCTGGATCATTGCTGCCAACACCCAACACGATGAAGGGCGGTGGTTCGAGCAGGTCCGGGGATCGGCGCGGGGAAATCCCATCGCTGCAAGGGATGATGAATGCGGGAATGCTGCTGCCGACATGCCGCGCATCGGATGCGGACAGGGGCGGCCGGGGCGATCTGATCCAGGCGGTGCGGGGCAACCCGAACAAACACTTCACGATGCCCACGCCGCGCCCGTGCTCGGGCCTGCGGTCGCGCGGCGTGAACCAGACGGAATTGGAGAGGGCGCTGATGCCAACGCCGCAGAAGCACGATGCGAATCCGGGTCACGCGGAGCGGTGGCGCCGGTACGGGACGAAGCATGGGGCGAGCAATCTGAACGATTGGGCGGCGAAATTTCTGCCGACGCCGGCGAACCAGACCCAATCGGGCGGCCTTCGCCTGGAAGGAGGAGCGGGCGGCAGGAAGCGGATGCAGGAATTGGGGCTGCTGCCGACGCCGACGAAGCAGGACCGGAAGAACGTCGCGGGGCCGAGCCAAATGGACCGGAACACGCCCCCATTGACAACTTACTCGGCGCGTTCCGGCACTGGAACGGCGGGCCTCCTGAACTTGGTCGAGTGGATGATGGGCTTTCCGAAGCGCTGGCTTCTCGCCGCGGCCTTGGCCGCTCCATCCTCGCCGCCTACGGCGATGCCGTCGTCCCGCAGATCACCGAGGTGATAGGGTGGGTTGTTAGGCGTGCGGATGCGGCAGGTCTTATTACTTGCCGGCCTTCTTAGCTGCTGACTCTATCCAAGCCCCAATGTTGTCCCGCCCACTGTCGTTCACCCAATCGTACGTCGGATATATATCAGATAGCAGAACCTTCTGGCCGTTTTGCTGGATGCTCCAATTTGCGAAGGGGTTAGCGCCCTTTGTGTCCGTTCGGCTGTTCGAATCCTTCATGTTGTGAATGTAGATGCCGAACATGCCGTTGCCTTTGCCATGGCTCTGTTTTATTTCATAGCCAACATATTCGCGTTGGGATGTTTCCGCGCCAATCAGCACCACGGTGACTGAGGTGCCCTTGAGTTGCTCATCGATCCACTTCTCGATTGCGTCGGTGCCCTTTTTCTTCACTTCCTCCCAAGCCGCAGAATCCCAGAAGCCAGCGTCTTCTCGGTCCTTCGTGACCCAGGAATTGCGGACCTGCCCAGCCCGCCAATTGTCACGTTCAAAGTGAAAGCTGAAAAAGGTCCGTCGGGCCATTGCGATTCGCTCCGTCTGATGGAGCGACATTACGTCAAGTTGTGCTAGGATGTCACTACTATGCGGTGAGGACTTTCCGAATGGAAGCGGCCAAATTCATTGAACAATGGGCGAAGAGCCTGGAACTTGGCTCGGCCGGCGCATTTATTGGTGCAGGCCTGTCGCGCAGGGCTGGTTATCCTGACTGGCGATCCCTCCTTTCCGATATCGCCGCGGAACTCGGCCTCGACATCGAAGCCGAGCACGATCTCGCGGCCGTTGCCCAATATGCCCTCAACAAGGCTACCGGCAAGCGGAACGCCCTGACCAAACTCATCGTCGATCATTTCCCACCAAAGCCGGATGCCCCGGAGCCCTTCCGCGTTCTGGCCCGGCTACCAATCCGACATGTTTGGACCACCAATTATGACACGCTGGCGGAGATCGCTTGGGAGCAAGAGCGCAAGCAGCTTGATGTGAAATCGCGGAACGCCGATCTGGGCGTTGATAAGCCGTGGGCGCATGCGATCCTCTACAAGATGCACGGATCAATCGATCACCCGACCGAGGTTGTGATAGCGAAAGACGATTACGAGCTGTACCGTCGTGAGCGTCCCGGCTTCCTTCAGGTGTTAACCGGTCAACTGGTGACGAAGCAGATTCTATTCTTGGGCTTTAGCTTCACCGATCCGAACATCGGACACCTCTTCGCGAGCATCCGTGAGTCGTTCAAGGACGACGGACCGGAGCACTACGCGATCGTGCGCCGGCCCAAGAAGGGCACCGGCGCGGGCGCGAAGAAACGTTTTGAGACCGAGAAGATTCGCCATTCGCTTTGGGTTCAGGACCTTCAGCGATACGGCATTCAATGCGTTGAGGTCGATGAATATGAGGAAGTCGAAGAACTTCTTCACGCAGTGGAATTGAAGCTCGCGGGCCGCAGTGTTTTCGTATCAGGAAGCCTACCTCCATCAGCACCTGACGGGCAGCGCCACTATATTGAGGATGTCGCACGCGAAGTGGGTCGAGTGATTGCGGAACGCGAGAAACGGCTGATTTCAGGATTTGGCCTGGTGGTCGGAAGCGCGGCGATTGCGGGCGCATTGGGGGTGGTCCTCAAAGAGGCCGCGCCGAATCTCGATAAGAGCCTGCTGTTGCGACCGTTTCCGCAGGAGGCACCGCCAGGCATGGACAAAGCCGCGTTCCATGCCAGATATCGCGACGCCATGATCCAGCAAGCCGGTGTTTGCGTTTTCATCTGCGGATTGAAGGAGTCGGCGGGCAAGGGAGCGCCAGTCGTCGCCGACGGGGTTCTCGAAGAATTCGAGAGCGCAAAGAGATTGGGGCGGGTAATCGTATCTATTGGCGCGACGGGCGGTGCCGCTGCTCAGATTTGGGCGCGGCTGGACAAAGCGGGCGCGTTGCCCATGGGGCTCACGCGGGCGGATTTTGACAGCCTAAATGACGCGGCGACCACCGCTCAGGTCATCGCGAAAATTGTGCTGATGGTCATTGAGGCAGCCGACAAGCCAAAGTCGCGCCGACGCGCCCGGTAAGCCGCAAGATGATTCGGATATCCGAAGCGCTGGCTTCTCACCGCGGCCTTGGCCGCGCCGTCCTCGCCGCCTACGGCGACGCCGTCGTCCCGCAGATCACCGAGGCGATAGGGCGGGCTATGGTGCAGTTTGAAGCAACCCCAGAATTCAACCGCATAGGGGCCACATTGACCATGGTAAACTCGCGCGAGTGTGACTTGACCGGCATTAGATCCGCTGTTATCCGGAAAGGATGACGTTCACTGGGCCATGGCGGACATGCCGCATGCTAATTGGCGTGCTTATTGCACTTGGCTTACTGTTGGCGCCTATCCAGGCCACAGCGGTGTTATTTGCATCGCAGACAATGCAGATGGGCAGCGAAACTTGCCCGGAGAAGCCGTCATGCTGCGACCTGTCAAAGTCAACGCGGGCTTGCACTGACGCGACGGTTTGCTTTGCAAAGTGTGGCGGCGCTGCGG